GATCTTGAAGGAACTGAAGTTCAACCAAATGCTGCTCCTGTGTTTAGCTTGAAGATGATTAATTCAGATTGAGTCGTTGACTTGATTGTGCTTTGGTGTATACTTTTGGTTTTACAATTTTGAAAAGGAATCAATCATGAACGCTTATAAGCGATACACAGGTTTCACCAAAGGCTTCATCACGGACTTACAGGAGCAGTGGCTACCTATTCCTGGTTTTGAAGGTCGTTACGAAGTTAACAACTACGGTGATGTGAAGTCTCTTACCCGTATTCAGGACTCTAGTCGCGGCATTATTAGGTACAATAAAGAGCGCATCCTAAAGTCCAAACTGACTTCAACGGGATACCTTGTTTTGAACTTGTGCAAAGATCTTGAGAAACACCATGTAAGTGTCCACCGCCTGGTTGCACTAGCTTTTCTTAAAAATCTAGAGAATAAACCGACCGTCAATCACATTGATGGTGATAAGACAAACAACCATGTTTCAAACTTGGAATGGGCAACGTGTTCAGAACAAACTTTACATGCTGTTAAAAATAAACTCATGAAAGCAAGCGGCACACCGAAATTTTCAGCAGAACTAAAGCGTGAGATTAAAGAATACTATGTAGAGTCTGGTTGTAGTATTCGCGCACTTGCCATTAAATTTAACATCAGTTCTCGTACTGCTGGACGAATTGTTAAGCTGGATCAGTTTGATAGGAAAGGTCTTAAAATTAAGACAGAAGACATTCAAACTATTTTACAACTAAGAGAAAGTGGTGAGACACTTCTCGCAATTTCTACGAGATTCAATTGCGGAATAAGTCAAATTCACAGAATAACTAAAGGAATGAGTCGTAATGTCAAATTTGAAAGGTAACCAAGAAGTTGTCTTTGCGCCCGCTAGTCGGGCTCAGGAACAATTCTTAAACAGCACTGCTGATTTTACTTTCTACGGTGGTGAACTCAGCGCCTCCGTTTAAAACTCTGTTAATTCGGTGAAACCCTAACGTAAAGACGAGGGCAATACCGAGCCAAGCAAGGGATATACCTCCCTGGGCGTGTGTGGAGGTCAGAGATTTTCTCGTAGTGTGCAAGTGCATGCGAAACACAGAGATAGCTCATTGCTATAAGATATGACCCGATACCCGGGGAAACCTGGGAGTACTATAACGAAGTACATAACGATAAAGGCTGCAGGCGCAGGTAAAAGCGCATGTCTACTTGGTGCCTTTCTAAAATATTGTCACCATCCTCGCACAAGAGGTGTAATTTTTCGTAGAACAACAAAACAAATATCTAACCCTGGTGGGTTATTTGATTCTGCTGTAAGTTTATACAAAAGAGTTGATCCTAAACTGAAAGTTAGATTACGAGAACTTGAACTCATATTTAGTTCTGGTGCCAAACTGAAGTTTGCTTATCTAGATAAACCTGCAGATAAATATAATTTCCAGGGCTCAGAGATTACTTTTCTGGGGTTTGACGAGCTACAACAATTAGATGAAGACAATGTGATGTATTTGCTCTCTCGTCTTCGCTCAACGAGTGTAGATTATAAAAAACAAGTATATGCAACAGGTAACCCAGACTATGATGCATTTATTAGACCTTGGATTGAATTTGCCCTTGATGAAAGAGGCATCCCAATTAGAAAAGAATCTTACCCTCTTAGATATTTTATTCGGGTTCCTGGCGCAGGATACGAATGGGCAGACTCCCGTGAAGAACTTGAAGCCAAATACGGGTCAAGTGAAGATGCCGGTATTTTATCAATGTCGTATATACCCGGAAATATATACGATAATCCAATATTGATTAAGAGTAACCCAATGTATTTAGCTCAATTGAAAGCACTGCCTCGTGTTGAAATGGAGCGTTTGCTACTTGGTTCTTGGTATGCAAGACAAGAAAGTTCTGGCCTATGGAAGAGAGAGTGGTGTCAAGTGGTCCCTCTACCAAATGGCAGAGCTAAACAGCGTGTAAGAGCCTGGGACTTTGCTTTTTCTAAGCCTTCTGAACAATACCCAAATCCTGACTGGACGCGAGGCGTCTTGTTATCTAAGGATGATACAAAGGTCTACACAGTAGAGGATGTTGTTTCTCTAAGAGATAGAGTTCATGAAGTTGAAAGACTAATCTTTGACACTGCAGAGAAGGACGGTCAGGGTGTTGTTATTTCAATCCCTCTTGACCCTGCTGCTGCGGCTGGTGCTTATGCTAAGGACTTGCAGCGTAGGCTTGCTGAAAAGGGATATTCTGTAAGATTATCTAAACCTGTCAAGTCTAAAATAACTCGATTTGCACCTTTTAGTAGTGTAACTCAAGCTGGGTTTGTTCATATTGTAGCTGCAGAGTGGAACAAGGAATTCTTTGATGAACTTGAAGTATTTGATGGCGATCCTAAACGAAAGGATGACCAAGTTGACTGTTGTTCAGATGCTTTCCTGCTTTTGAATAAAGATTTAATTATCCCAGATATGCAATTACACACTAATGTTTTCCAGACTGTATCTCAAAATCAATTTACATTCAACTCATTTTCAGGATCTACAGGATTGATTGCTCCTGCAATGCCTCTGACGTTACCATCTTTCAGTAGTATAAAATAAAAGGATTCATATGGATTTAAAAGAAAAACCTCCTGTAAAGAAACGGAGAGTTCAAAAAGCTACGATGGATACACCGGAGCGATTCAAAATGTCAGAGATTGGATATCTTGGTAGTAATATCTTCAACGGTGTTACAAATGATGAGATCAAGAAGGAATTGAACTTTCCAGCCAGCCTGAATACGTTTAAAAATATGTCATATCATAGCACAATCAACGCTGCTCTGACACTGTATGACAACGTCATCTCAAAAGCAGATTGGATTGTCCGACCTGTAAAAGATGCAACTGCTGAAGAAAAGCAACAAGCTGAGTTCATTCGTGAGTGCATGAAGGATATGGACTGTACATGGTCTGAATTTATTCATGATGTTCTAAGCATGAATACTTTTGGATTCTCCGTATTTGAAAAGGTCTATCGTACCCGTAATACTTCTAAGGGTAGCAAGTATAATGACGGTAAGATTGGCTGGAAGAAGTTAGCTTTACGGAATCAAGAGAGTATTGAGAAGTTTGTATTTTCTGATGATGGTAATGAAATTCTAGGTGTAAAGCAGAATATGGCTTTGGTAGGAGATCCATATAATCGTTATGTATCTCGTGGAGAATTAACCAAGGTTATCCCAAAGAGTAAGATTCTGCATTTCAAGGCTGGTAAACATCGTGGGGATCCTTATGGTAAGAGTCCACTGCGTGATGCATATCTTGCATGGAGATACATCATCGCAATCGAAGAGATTGAAGCAAATGGAGTAGCCAAAGACCTCTCAGGTTTCCCTATCTTGTTCTTACCACCTCAGTACCTTGCTGCTGATGCCTCTCCAGAACAGAAAGCCATTAGAAGCTTCTATGAAAATGCAATGGCAAATTTACAGATGAATCAACAATCATCTATGATTTTACCACAAGCATTTGACCCTGACACAAAACAACCTTTATTCAAATTAGAACTACTAAGTCTTGATGGTGCTAAAGGTTTCGATACAGTTAAGGTTAAAGAATACTACAAGAACTTGATCCTTACATCCCTGTTTGCTGACATTCTTGTAATGGGACAGTCAGCAACGGGTAGCTTTGCTCTAGGTCAGGTAAAGAACAGCCTTACCGGTGCTGCTGTTGAAAATATGATCCGTACAATTAAAGATGTATTAAATCATGATTTGGTAAAGCAAACATACGAGTTAAATGGATGGGATGTATCTCGCATGGCTGAGATTGATTACGAAAATCTAGAAGCTATTGATGCAGAGACATTCAGTAAAGCTGTACAGCGTATGGGTGCTACAGGATACTTGACCAAGGACTTGGATGTTGTTAACCGAGTAAGAGAAAGTATTGGTGTAGACTCTCTGCCTGAAGGTGCAGACTTTAAATCCTTGCTACCAGAAGATGTAAGTAGGTCTGGTGATGGTATGGCAACAGGGACAGGTAATGGTACATCAACATCTGTAGCAGGTACAGATACAAGCTCTACAAACGCTGAAAATACAGCTTAAAGGCTTTAAAACATACCTACAAGCCGATAAAAGGTTGAGATAGTGATTACCGACCTCAACCTTTTAATTGCAATACACAACGATCTAAGCAGTACCACAACAATAGGGAGCATCATGCCAAGTATTATATTTAATGGTTCAGCTTTTAAGTTGAATTTTGCAAACACTACTTTTAGTCTAAACCTAGATGATTTTCAAAGTCTTACAAAAACAACAGATGGCTATGTTGTTGTCTTTAAAGATCCACCTTCTGCAACCGTCCCTACCACCCCTGTCCAATCACCGTCCCCACAACCGGTTGTAGTCCCTACTAGCAGTAACATTGCTTCCTTGCCTAAGAGTCTAATCGGGCTTGATACAAAGATTACCTTTGACTGGCAAGCAAACAAAATCCTCAAAGGTAAGTCTATAACAGAGCCTACATCTAAAGCTGTAATTAAACGCCTGACAGATGTTAAGGTGGATAAGCCAGGAGTTTCTGCTTTATACAATGGTTATTCAAGGTTTCCTATTGAGAATGTAACTGCAGAATATTACATTGCTTTTGCAAGCAATAGTACTTCTTCGTGTATCTATTCTACGAGTACAAATACCGTAATTAAATATCTTGAAAAAGGTTGTTATCACGAAGTTCGCTGGCATTACCTGAAGGATGCGCCTTACAGATTATATTACGTTCAAGGAACCAAGTTCTACAAAATTGAGGATGTGAGAGATTCAGCATCTGTACCTATCTTGATTAAGGATTTCGATTCATTAATTGACTGGGCAGGTACACCGAATAGTTCCAGACAAATTTATATGGATCAGGAAGGTAATTCAAGTCTTGACAGTAACCATTGGGCTTGGATGGCAGTGTTCTACGATACAGCAGTTGGACAATTTAAAGTCCGAGCATACATGCATTACTGTATTAGTTCGGATAAACTGGACCTGATGTATCCAAAGGATCTTGTATCAATCTCAAGAGCACCAAAAGGAGAGTCTAATTTAGTTACATTCTCTGCCAGACCTAACATGGTTGAGATGGCTCCTGATGGATCTGGTATTGTTTTACACCATGCAAGAGCTTACCCAGGCTGGTATGATAATTATGTTAATACAGTATTTGAGGCTCCTTATTTCTGGCCTATAGATTTTAAAGAGACTACTTTCAAACCCTTTAGATTAGGTCCTGATGCAACGCACTCTGGTTGGAGTACTGTAGCAGGTCAGTGGTACTTTGTGCAACAAGACAATAGACGGGATAAGCTTTGTGCAGTACCTATTAGTGGAGCAACTAAAGGGTATGGTAACGAAGGTTTGCTGGATGTTACGTTGAAGTTAAATCCTGCTGTAATTGATTTTATGCAGGATACCGCACCTTATGTAGGTATGCACTTCGGAATCTGCCAAGGGCGGGCAGACGGATGGACACTACTAAGTACATACTCTACCGAAACCTGCAGTCAACACGGTAAAGGGAATGCTTTGTATTTAATCCAAATTACAAAAGAACCTTCTGGTATAAAATGGCATATATCTCCTACTTGTAATCAGTGGGATTCTGTTAATAAACAAGACTACAATGAAGCACCAGCTTCATTTAATCTAGACTGTTCGAGAATCTATACAAGTGCTAACTGGAACGGTTACTCAGACATTATCCCAGGAAAGACCGAGAGATATACTGATATCTACAGTATTGATGTAAAATGAACAAAAACCCCTAGAAGAAATTAATCCTCTAGGGGTTTATTTTATTTGATTACTACATTCTGTTCTTCAAAGAACGCACGTACATAGTTAGCTGACTTTACATTTGAACAGACAGTGATTGCACTACGAATTACACTATCTTTAAGTTCATGTTGTCTAGAAATATTCATCAGATGCTTCTTTAGGAATTCATCATTCTTTACCTGAATCGTAATATTGAAAGTATCATTCATTGCATCAATCTTATTTAAGATAAGAAGTAAAGCATCACCATAACCAAGACTAGGACAAGCTTTCTTTACAAATTCTTCCTTATCCCAATAAGTGATCTTGATATCATAGTATCGTAGATCTAGGTATGTGTCTACTAGGTTGATTTCACAGAGGATCTTGTTATCTCTGTTCTTCAGGTGAGTTGTTTGTACAATCATTTCATTTTCCTTTCATTGACAGGATAACTTTAAAGTTATAACTGTTTAATTATATAAATATATCATCCTAAGAAAATCAAAAAATAGAAAGCCTTTTAGCCGGACTGTCAGATCAAGTTACTTATGATCCAACATCCGGCTTTGACTTTGCTACTTAATGACTCTTAGGATATCATCCTGAAGTCCCTAAAACTGCGTTCTACTTAAGAAGATAGAGGAATTAACCTGATAGCTCCTTAAGCCCTTTTGCCTTCGCAGTGAGCTTTACAGCCCGTAGATCGGCAGGGATTCTTGGTCAATTGCTCAGACCCAGAGTGCTTACGCTTGTTGTCAGTGAAGAGTTATGAATCACATGTGTAGCTGGAATCCACCAGCCCTAGACAACCTCTATACCCATTGAGACTCAAGTTTAGCACCAATTGCTTGCATTGTCAAGTCTTATCTTGTCTTTGTTTAAGCAGCATGATATAATTCGTTATTATTAAAATGAGGTTAATATGACAGCAGTCACTTACAATTTTACACTAGAACAGGGTGTACCTCTGTCTGAAACTGTTTTACTTAAAAACAGTGATAATTCAATGAGAGATCTTACAGGTTTTACAGCTTTAATGCACTTGAGACAATATCCAAGTTCAGAAGTACTATTGTTAGAGCTTAGTTCAGCTAACAGTAAGATTGAGATTAACACAGCAACCGGAGCAGTGACCATGATATTTAGCCTGGATGATACTGCTGCGCTTAACTATCAGACTTGTAGCTATGATCTCTTCATGCTTAGTGGTTCTAGTACTTTTAGAGCCCTAGTCGGTAAAATCACTGTACAACCTCGGGTCACAAGAGGTATTTAGAGTTATTGATATCGTTGTTATTCAAGATTGAATAATTAGTTTAAGAATACTCTTGACAATAAGCTTGAGTATTCTTTTAATTTATGATATAATTTAGCAATTCGACGTAAGGATTAATATGTCTGAAAAAGAAAAAGAAATCCAAGTCATTAAGTCTTTGAATGAAGAAAAGAAATTAGCTTTATTTGTAGTCCTAGAACCACAAGATGCTGATGGATCTACATCTGATTTACATGGTGATTGGTACTCTGCTGAAGAAGTAGAGAAAGCCTGCCATGACTTTAACACACAATGCCGAAAGGCAAATTTATACCATATGTTAGATACAACAGGTTATGAATTTGTTGAGAGCTATATCCTTCCTGTGGAAGCACAGGTTGGTGAAAGAGTTGTAAAAGCTGGTACATGGTTAGCTGTAATCAAAGCAAAAGAAGACTGGATTTGGAACGGAATTAAGGATGGAACTTTCAATGGTTTATCCATTCAGTGCAATGCAATTGTAGAAGATATGGAGGACTAATGCAAGAGCCTAAAAAGAAAGCTACTCGTAAGTTAAAGAATTTCGACTTCTCTGGACCTGATGCTGCTGTAGCTCTTGTCGGTCCTGCAGTCGGGGGAGCCGCTAATAGTTTTACAACTGTACTTTTCAAGTCAGTTGGAACTAATCGCTCAGAAGAGTTTATCACTAAGGCACAGGCAGTGCAAGTGACAATGGAGTTACCGGACTTTCTGCGAACATTCTTTGGACTGTACGGAAGCGATGCTGAAGTTCTAGCTCGCCTGATGGGTTATGTAGAAGAACCTGATGAAGAAGAGTCTAAGACTTATGAAGATTATATTCAAGAAAAAGTACAAGCATTTACTTTGCTAGATACTTTGAATGAATCTGAGAATATTGCAAAATCTTTAATTGCATTATCTGAGGATGAACACCTTGCTGTTTTAAAGTCTCAAGAAACTCTTGAACCAATTATGAAGCAAGCTATTAAAAAGAATAAAGAGCCTGTTTCGGGTTCTAATGTTAAAAAGGAAAAGCAAATGACTCAAGAAATCGAGACAGTAGCTAAGAGTCAATTTGAAGAAATTCAAAAAGCTCTTGATGAAAATAAAGTAGCTCTAGCTAAGGCTTTAGAGCAAATTGAACTATTCCAAGCTGAAAAGAAGGAAGCTGTTCGTAAATCAAAGTTTGATAAGCTAGAAGCTGCTGTAAAGGATAAGGCTATTGCTGAAGTTCTTTTCAAGGCTGTTGGTCTAGTTGAATCCGAAGAAGATTTTGCTTCTATTGTAGATGCATTATCTAGCATTCAGGCAAAGGTAGAAAAGTCTGCAATGTTTGAAGAAATTGGTGCATCTGCTGATGAAGTAGAAACACCTAAAGTACAAGAATCTGCTGTCTTGAAAGCTGTAAAAGCTAATCTGGCTGCTGGTAAATAAATAAATATTAGGAGAATATAAATGGCTGTTATTTCCACAGACACCTTTCGCTTTTCACACGTTGTCAAGCATGAATATGAACCAACTCTAAATTACTGCCGTGAAGTAGTAACTGCCCTAGAAGGTTCTGCAAAGACTTATACAATTGGTACAGTTCTAGGTAAGATCACTGCATCTGGTAAGTACAAGATTGTTGAAGCCACTGCTGTTGACGGTTCACAGAACGCAGTTGCTGTAGTTATTGAAGACAAAGCTGTTCCTGCTACTACTGATACTTCTGTCCTAGTTCTAGCTCGTGGCCCTGTTATGGTTGGTAAGGGTGGTCTAACTCTAGGCGCTTCCGTTGATACTGACCCTGAAAAGGCTGCTGTGTACGCTTCACTAGCTACCGTAGGTATCATCGTACAAGATACTATCTAATAAGAATAAGGAATTAAATTATGACTACTGCTCGTAGCTTTCAAAATCAGTTTGAAGTAACTGATTATACACAAGAACTAAATGTTATCCCAAACACCTGGGGTCTAATTGGTGAACTAGGCATTTTCAGTGAGCAAGGTATTGCTCAGAATTCACTAACTTTTGAATCAAAGGGTGGCACTATCGCTCTAGTTGGTGATAAGGTTCGTGGTACTCGTGCTAACGTAGGTAAGGATGATGTCGCAAAGATTCATGCTTATGCAACTACTCACCACCCTTATGATGACGCTCTGTTTGCTCATGAGCTACAAGGTCGTCGTGCTTATGGTACTACTGACCAGCCTGATACTGAAGCTCGTGCTATCGCTGATAAGTTAGCTCGTATCCGTATGGCGCACTCCATGACCCTAGAACGTGCTCGTGCATGGACTATTGTTAACGGTACTCAGTATGCTCCTAACGGTACTGTCACTGCTAACTTCTACACTGACTTTGGTGTTACTCGTAAGTCTGTAGACTGCGTACTAGGTACTGCTACTACTGAAGTAAACGAGAAGATCCAAGAAGGTGTTGCAAGTATTCAAGACAATCTATTGTCTGGTGAAGTTGCTACTGGCTTCGTGGTTCTATGTGGTACTACCTTCTTCAACAAGCTAACTCGTCAAGCTAACGTCAAGGAAGCTTACAAGTTCTACGCAAGTACTCAAGAAGGTCAACGCAATGGTTATCGCTCTGGTCGTTATCAAATCTTTGATCACGCTGGTGTTCGTTTCATTGAGTACCGTGGTTCACTAGGTGGTCAGGCCCTAATCCCTGATGCTGAAGCCTATATGATTCCTACTGGTACAATGGATACCTTCAAGACATATTTCAGCCCTGCTTCTAAGTTTGACCTAGTCAATACTATCGGTGAGCAAGCATATGTCTGGACCTATAAGGACCAAAAGGGAAGCAAGATTGAAGTTGAATCTGAGTTCAATCCAAACATCCAGTTACCTCTTGTCAGACCGGCTTGCTCTTTCCAACCGTACTTGTCTTCTCTGGTGTGGTAATAACCCCAGTATTTATCTACATCACCTAGTGGGGTAATCCTAATAACTTCAGAAGACCATTCATACATTACAGTATTTATAGTAGCCTTTAATTTCTTAACTACTTGGTTTCTGTAATCTTCTAAACTCTTAAGTAAATCAGTAACATCTGCACTGAACATACTCAACCTCTTACAGCAGCTACACGATATAGAACAACTGCGCCATTTGCAAAATGACTTTGAAAGCTATCTACATTAAATTGCAAGGAATTATATAAAATAAAATCCCCTTGCTTTGGGACAATGCCTGATGCAGAGGAAATATAAAATAGAATTGCTTCCTTACCAATCAGGTCTGGATAATTATATGCATTAGCTTTAATGTGTTTTGGATATGCTTTGATACTATAATCAATGTCTGTAGAAGTTACTTCTGATGTATTTACATTATAATTTGTTGTACCGACTTGCTTGTATGTTACTGCGGCACCATGTCTTTCAATAGCTTTTGTGGCTGCATTAAGAAATAAATCCATATGCACCTCAAATAGTAAAGAAGCCTGTTGGGATTCCTGTATAACTTACAGAAGGTCTTTTAACAATATTATTATCGGTATTGTCATCGTTAGTCTGCATCTGAGACACAGATACACCACCAACCCAACCTTGACAATTTTGCAGGACAGGATTTGAGTAGGGATCTTTTAGATATAAAGTCAAAGCTTGCTTATATGATTCAGCAGCTTTAGAACCCTTAATACTAAAAATATCAACTTGCTCATCACCTCGCATACTTAGATTAAATAAGATAGATCTGGCAGCATCCATAGATGCTCGTGATACACTACCTGAATTCTTTTCCAAGAAATACTCATAAGTACTGTCTGGAAGGATTGGTAATGTAATATCAGTATCCGCAACTAAAACCCGG